TATAATGCTTGTTGTGATGGCTCAGGTATATTTACTGTAAAATCACTCATTTAATTTACTCCCGTTGTATCTTTTGCATTGTTTAGTTTCTGATAGTGATTTAATTGCACCTTTGCATCACTAAGCTCATTCTCCAGTGAACGAATAACTTCTTTGTAATGCGTCAATTGACCCTTTAATCTCTCAATCTCTAAACCTTGATTAATGATTGTTTGTTGAGCTATAAATAATTGATCTTTATAATTGATCTTTATCACTCTCATTACCGCTGTTAGTTGACATTATATATCTCCAGTATTAATGTTAAAATTAAGCACCTACTAATAAAACAAGTCACTCCTCCAGGTGATTCCCTGCATTAGATAGGTGCTTATTACCTCTCTCATAATAATCCAGTAACGCCACTAAAGCATCATCAAAAGTCTTAAAGTCACCAGTAGCAACTAATACCTTTAACCGCTTATGTGTTACACGTTTACAAAATACTCTTATATGTTTATCATTAGTATCCATAATAAAAACAATATATTGCAAACTTGTAATATTTGCAAGTGTAGCTAGTATATTAATTAGCCTTTAATTTTGTCTAAAAATAAACTATAATAATAAAATAGGGTTTTCTTTAGGACAGTTACTTATAAATTCTTAGAATAAGGATATTAAACTGTGGATTATATATGTATAGGTATACAATTTACGCTCATGGGATTAGTTATATTCTTTCTAATTAAACAAAATGATAGAATAATAACACTAACTGATAAGCTAAAAAAGATGGATAAAAAGCTAAAAAACATGAACACAAAAAAGCCCACACTTGACGATGTGAGCAATGATGTAAATGAGCTATTTAAGAAGATAGAAGATGTTAAAAAATATACTGATATTAACTAGCACCTCTTACAATCATATCAAAAATTACTTTAGCACCAGCACCGCCAGCAATTAAAAAAGTAGATCCTACAAACCACTTTAATAATGAATAACTGCTTTTTACTGCTGCAACTTCTTGCTTCATATTTGTTACTTCTATATTAAGTGTTTTATAATCTTTTTTTAGATCATCTACACTCTCTTTAATGTGTTTTACGCTAGCCCCTATCTCGCTTAAAATCACTTTTATCTCTCCTATTTCTTTAGTACTCATTTATACTACTTTCTATTAATAGTTATTATTATGTATCTGCATCATAAATAGCTTGCATTTCACTAGCCGTTAACACACCAGTAAAAACTCTAGTCCTTCTGAAATATCCGCTGAAAAATCTTCCGAAATAATCCCCCCCGTGATAAAATATATTAATAGTATTTATCAATTGAAGGCTAGAATCCACGCCATCAACAGCGATATATATTTTTTCATCATCAGTTACATGATCATAAGTAACAATTAATGTATGCCACTTATTTAATAGACTTGTTATCCCGAAAGGTGTTAGATCAACGCCCCAGTAATCATTGTCTTGTCTATCGTATACCGAACTTGGTGAAGTGAAAAATTGATCCGTTGGCGGGTAATATCTTTGAGTTGGTGCTTCCTCTTTTATATAGCATTGTATTTTCCAACTAAACGATTTCGGATCTCCAATAGTAGAATCAATTCTACCTATATCACTTATTCTAGCATTATCTCCTGTATGCGCTATTTGAACAACATTTTCAGCATATAAGCCAGCAGGATCAGTTTGAAAGCCTCCAGGATTAGATGGTGCTGTTGCATTGTATGTGCCTTCATAATCATTATAGTCTGAAACCCATGGATAGTAGTGTACTTGGCTTGCTGGTATTAATTCTTCTTCTGTTAATACAAAACTATCTGTTGCATCAGGATCTATACCAGGTGTATTAACATTTACTACATATTGTAAACCATATAAATCTTCCAACTCTGTTACATCATTAGGTACTTGAAAATAACCTACACTAAACTCAAAACCATCTGTTGGCCCTGGACGAGTATTAGTAATCTGTACAGTGCGCTCAAACAATAGATTTACATCATCTTTATCAAATTCGAATTCAACTCCGAAAATAATAGATTGATTATTCAGTTTTAAGGTAATTAAACCATCATCCCCATTCTGACTCCACTCATTTGTATCAGCTCCACCCTTTTGTATATCATATTCTAAGGTTATATAATCAGCCACATCATCAAATACAAAATACTTTAAGCCATTAAAGTCTTCTATAGCGCCTTTTAATTGAACCTCTGCATCAGGTACTGTCTCTACAGTATGAGTTGCTGCATCACCATCAATAAGCGCCTCTACCTCTACATAGTTATTATTATTACATATCTCACAAAATCCTGTCTGCCTAGCTAGTACACCATTAGCAGTAAAAAAATTAACATAAGTTCTAGCAACAACTATAGAACCTTCTCTATTATCTGGAAAATCTAAACCACCAAAGATAATGGTTGCACCGCTATATGTAGTTTGATCATCTATAGTCTCTTGATTTTTAGCAATATAGCCAGCTGCACCACCATTTACACCAACCTCATTATCTATATCAAAACCATCTGTTTTGTAATATAAATAAGTAACTAGCTCATACTCATCTAAACCATCTAATCTAGTCTGTCTAGCACCACCACCAGCACAATTATCTGTAAGCTCTGTTTTTACATCAAAAGTACTACCATCATTAGGTATAGGAGTTGTATCATATTCACTATCCAGCCATACAATAGTTGATGTTACACTATCAGTATCACTATTACCTGTCTCTGTTAAAGTAGTCGATAATACTATCTCACTGCCATCTAATATCTTACTATAATCAATAAAGATATTATCATCATTACCACCAGTACCAGCACCATTATACTCTGTTGCATTAGCTACTGCTGATTGATTAACACTCTTAGCAAAACCTATATCTAATTCTATACCAGTTCCTGTATAAGCAATATAAGATAAAGCATTATTCTTATTAAAATCATTAGTGTCTACACCGCCAGCATCAACAATATTATTTGTTTGTGTAGATTCATAGTTATACAGGCTACCTGTACTTGTTGGATAATCTAAATCAGTCAATTCTACCTCGCCATCAGTAGTCTCATCAGGTGGATCATAAGTTGCACATACATCATTAATACAAACAATATGCCCTTTAGCATCTACTATTACTGAAATCCATGTACCAGTACCATCAGCTTTAGTATTAACAAAAAATTCGCCCCTATTAGAAGTATCAGGGTTAGTATAAGGATGTAATAAATCATCATTGGAATTTAACAAGGACTCACTAATTACACCATGATCTATTTCCATTGTCTGGCCACTAAATCGATGCTTAAACCGTATCCATAGCTCATTTTGATTATCTAATTGGTTAACATCACCACTACTATCTTCAACAGTAAATAATGTTTCTGGCAATAAGTAATTTATAGTAGGTGTAGACTTACGCCAAATAAACTTATAATGGCGCTCAATACCTAAATTACTGCTACTTGTTGATTCTTCTTGACCACCATAGGCACAATTACCATCTGCTATTGTTCCAACATTTAAGCGCTGTCCTGTTCTGGATACTTGTGATACTCTTGGTATATCATTACGAAACTCAATAGCTGGCAATACTATAATCTCTACTAGTTGCCCATTCTCGTCTCTAACTTCAATCTCTTTAGTGCCCCAATCACAACTTTTATCAGTCTCTAAATAATCTTCAGTAACTACTGCGCTACTAATAATACACCATTTACTTTTAGCATTTAATGATCCTTCTTCATTTGTACGCATAACTAAAACAATATCGCCTATTGATAAATTTTCTCCTAAAGCAATATCAAATAAAGGATTAGGTGTATTATCTGCTTGATTCCATGTTCTGCCATTAGTTCGTTTACTCCAAGAATAAACACCATTATTTACTGACACCAATACTTCCTCAGCACTATATAAACCAGAACCTAAATTTTCAGTTAATTGAGCAAATGCAACTGTTACATGATATGGTGTAGTATCACTGGTTTTCTGTTGACCTAATGGCATCCGCTCAACTTTTTGTATACCTCTACCTATACGCCCAGCATCTTTACTAGTTAAACCACCTAATCTATTATTATTTACTGGCATTTTATAACCTCTGCTCAGGTAGATTCAAAATTCTAAAATCACTAACAGCAAAAATACCATACTCTAAAAATACGCCCTTTGCTCCTGGATCGTCTAGCGGATTACCATTACCATCTAATCGCTGATTATCAGGAGTATTAATGTTATCTATATCAATAACTACTAAATCCTCAGGCTTGCCACCATTAAAATTATTACTCTTTTTATCTTTACGAAATGCCATCTTGCCGTTGTCTAGTAAGTGTAATTCGTGGTTTTCTTTTATTAGTATCTCTGTTGTTACTACTCGATAACTGAGTTTACCTTGATATTCAATACCAGCCTCTCTGCGTAATAACAATGCTTGACCTGGCTCTATAGTATAGCCATCTAATTTGAAGCTTCTAACATTTACTGTCTGTATCATATTATTAGCTTGACCTGGATCAAACTCAGCTAAGTTTTGTACTATGGTACAAGTGATATAAGGTACATCCACCTCAGGAGCCGGATTAAACTTTTGACCAGCACTATTAATTATTGGAACTTCAAAATTATTAATCTGCTCAAGCTTATTTCCTTGGCCTGCTACTTGATTTACTACATTCCCATTAATCTTAAGTATACGGGCATTCTCTATTGTTTGCCTCTCAAAATAAGTACCCCAAACTACATCAGGCTTTTTCTCGAGTGGGTTCTCTTCTTCGTCTCTTTTATCTGCTGATAGTGTAGTAAAGGTACAAGTCACAATTACTTGAGTAGGTGTATTCTTTGATTGACTGCTATCTATTTGCGTTGAAATATTACGGCAAAAAGCAGCCTTATTACCTTTGAATTGATCACCATAACGTGGTACACCTTGAGCTGTATGCGCATCTACTTCTATTAGTTGCATAACAAACTTATTATAATTATTACCTGTATCTACGTTATAATGTACTCTAAAACGTTGAGTATATGTAATACCATTTTCATCTTGTGTTACTGGATTGCTAAACTCAGGTTCTGTTTTTATCCATTGAAATGACATTTTAAGTTACTCCTCCTGCACCTGCACCTGCTTGTATATTAGGATTAAATGGCTTAGCCCTACCAAATTTAGTAACATTACCAATCATATTACCAATATTATTTAATAAATCATTAGTGATTTTCTGTTGTTTCACTTGTTGCTCATTAGCTTTTAATTGCTTTTTCATTAAATCACTATCTTGACCGATTCTAAATGCTTCTTGTGATCCGCGTACAGCTAATGTAGGTTTAAGTGTTTTGGCAACTTTAGATATTTTATCAAGCATACCACCTTTATCATCAACTGTAAGATCTAATTCCATGCCCTTTTCCATTTTAGCAAATTCTTGAGTTACATCCATTATAAACTTGTTGATAAAATCTTTTCTTTGCTGTGGATCACCTAATAGTAACTCTCCAAATGCCTCGCCTAATTTGCCTCTTTGTTTTTCTGTTGCTTTTATGTATTCTTGAATGTTTTTCTCAAAACGATCATTTAATGTTTTACCAATATTATTCTTAAATGATTGAGCAATACGTTTATCTATACTTTTTGATTTAAGCTCAATTTGATTTAATCGCTTAAAAAACTTATTAAAATCATCCTTTCCTAATTCACTAATGCTTAAGGTAGCTACTGCCTCATGAGCTTTGTGTACTGTATGAAAGAAATTTTTAACTTTTTTGAATATACTAACAAATATATTGCCCCAAAATCCAAGAATATGTTCGCCAATAGTCTTAAACATTATGAAGATAATATTACCAATATCCTTAAAATCATTTTTTATAGTTCCTTTAGCTTCTGATAATTTCTTAAAGAAAAATGCAACACTACCAAATGCTGTTAATAATCCTTTTTCAAATGCCATAAAATTCTTATTAATTTCACCGCCAGCAAATAAATTAACTAAAGCAATTCGCATAAAATCTAGCATCTTAACAAAACCAATACCTATTTTTGCTGTAGAACCTATCTCATCTGCTAAATTTTTGGTACTTAAAATTACTTTATCAAGTATCTCATTTAATTTTATTAATACAGCTCTAACCAATGGTAATAAAACACGACCAAAATTAGCCATAACTAAATTTAATTTATCTTTGAAGGTTGACCATAAACCCTTAGTTGTTTTACTCATTGCCTCCATTGTACCAGTTACTTTGCGTAATTCACGCTCAGCTAATGCCCAAACTTGATCTCCCTTCATGCCTTGTTTAAGTAAATCACTAATCTGTTGACCAGTCTTAGATGATACAATACCTAATTCTCTTAACCTGGCTATTGGTTCTCCAACTGCTGTACCTGCTTGTATACCACTAAATAAACGACCTATTTGTACCGCTATTTCACTAAATGGTCTATCAGCAAATGCAGCAGCATCACCGACTAATTTCATACCATCAGCAGTAGCAAGTAAACCACCTGTAAGTGATTGTAGGACCTTGTTAGCCTGTGCTATATCTTGAATCTGAAAAGGTGTCTGCGCTGAGAATTTTACTAACTCTTTCATTCTCTTATTTGCCTCTTCTTGACTGCCAAGCAAAACCTTAAACTGTGCATTTAATGATTCTAAACTACTAGCAGCACCAACTGCACCCTGAATAAAACGACCAAATACTGCGCCAGCAAATACTGTTGCTATTAATCCTTTTATACTAAATAATGCACTAATTAAATCACGGCCAAGAGTACTAACAAAACGCATTGTTGCAGTAGTAGCACCCCTGATTGCTTTAATGTATGGCTTAGTAATAGCTCTAATTGTTATACTAATATCTGATATACTAGGCATTTCCTAAATCCTGACTGTTTTGTTGTTGTACTTCTTCCTCTAATCTGCGTTGTCTTAAATTATCAGCATATTCTTTAGTACTTTTCTCAGCTAACTTAATAGCCTCTTCTCTGCTAAATCCTTGCTTTTCATAATAGCCAACATAATTATCTCTCATTAAAGCAATAGCAACACGATCACCATTAGTAGCCTGTAATTCACCAATCTCACCCATAATTAAACGCTCTAGCTTAATATGGGATTTACTAAACTGATTGATATTAATCCAAGCTAATTGGGCTAGCATATAATTCTGCATCGATGAACCAAATTGCATGGTCTTATATTTTTCTAATAAGAACTCATATTCAAAACAATCTAAGCATTCAAGCATATGTGCTATATTGTCATATCTGCCTAATGTTAAAAATAAGTCCATATTAAAATCGTCTATTCCTGTGGCTTCTGTTGCTCGCTCTGATTCGAACACTCGCCATCCTGACTTGATGGCTGTTCTGACTTTTTTATATCATCATCTCCAGTTAAATCTAATAATAATGCTTTACGTAAATCGCCAGGTATACCAATCATTTCACAACCAGCACTGATTAAAGCACCATAATAATTAGCATCAATATCAGATATTAGATCACGCTCATTATTAGCAAAGAATGGCGCACCATGATTATTACAAGCTGTAATAAGAATTAAGTCTATGCCTAACTCTTGTAATGTTTCTAATGCCTTTTCATCATTACCGCTATCATTAAAATCTGCGACTGATGTCATTTTACTAAAGAATATTAGCTTACTCTTTTGAGATGGTGGTTTTACCCATACCTCATCCTCAAATGCAGTACCAGGATCTAATACACGATCTAATTTTGATGGCCTGCCTCTATATTCTCGCTTCTGTTTCTGTTGGCTATTCATAATAAAATTGTTCCTCTCTTTATTTAGCCTTTATTTTGCTCATTGTTTTTTCTACCGTTATGCACTCTCAGGCGTAAATACATTATCATCAGCAACCTTAATAACTAAAGTTCCCTCAATTAATCCATTAATCTCACCTGATTCAGAATAACTGTTTATGTAGCAACTAAATACACTAGTCGCATTAGTCGTATTACTACTGTTACTGATAGGGTAAGTAATTGTTGCCTCATCTGTAATACCTGTAGCTAAACGTGTCTGCTCAGGATCAACATGAAATAGGAAAGTATAAGTACCTCCCTCAATTAACTTACCACCCTCATATGTACGAAAGCCAGTAGTAGATAAATCACTAGTTTCTACATCATCACTAGTCTCACCATCTTTACTGTAATTTACAATAGTGGCTATCCAGCTAGAAGTAGTAAATGCCCATGCTAATCCATTAGTTTGTACTTTACTCCTTTTGCAAAGCTCCTAATTTTAGTTTTACTGTTCTCATACTATTCTATTTAACTGCTGTTGTTTGTGGTTTTCTTCTTACTTGTTGTTGTTTCTGTTATACTATTACTGGTGGATGAACAACATTATCATCTAGTGGTATACCAAAATCATAGATCTCAGTACGTTCCTGTTTAATATATTGATCACCCGTTTGTGGTGAATTGCTAAAATTAAATCCATTAGTTTTACGTACACTATTTACCCATATACCACCATCTGATGCTAATACTCCTGGAGGCATCAAGCGCTGTTGATAACCATCGAGATTTTTGCGTAATACTTCTGCTATCTCTGCACCCTCAAGCATGCTATTAGTAACGATGTTAAAACTAAATGTACGAGTAGTAAATACTGTTGCACCTGATAAATCTTGATCTGTATTATCTGCTATCTGCAGTATTGTTATATAAGGTAATTTAGTATCTTGAGTAGTATTAGCAGGTCTAATATTAGGTGTATTAGTATTAGGATCTACACTTAATAAATCAGTTAACTCAGTAACACTAGTTAAATATTGCAGTATTGCACTTATTAATGTCATTTGTGCCATTGTTAATTAATCCTGATATGATTGATTGTTTTAATAATATTACTCTTAAACTCTTGCTTAACTGGCTTAGCTTGGGTCTTCTCTAAACGTGTAAAAACAAAGTATTTCTTTTCTATCATTGGCGCATATTTCATTACTGGATCACCTAAACGAATACCCACTTTCCCAACTACCTCACCAGCTCTAGTATTAGTTCTTACACTATGCCTAATTGACTTGCGATAACGACCAGTAACTACTGGTGCATCTTCTTTAGCTTGAGTACGTACTAACTTTGTTGATGATCTAACTGCTGGCTTAGCTAATGCAATATTCTTTTTCTCTAATATGCGCAAAACCTTTTTTAATGATGGCCCTGAATAACTAATATTTCTACCTAATCTCATTGTTGTTATTCCCCCTCTAATCGTGGTCTGCTATCATCTAAAATACAGCGACAACTAATAATTCTATCCCGTTGTACCATCTGTTTTAGATAAGTATCTATATTGTAGACCATTCCATCCATAGAATTATAAAAACGCATATCCGCTTTAATGGCACTAGTCAATGCTTTTATATTCCAGATATCAATAATGTGAGTTATTTTAGCATTCTGTTTATCTGCCTCATTGTACTCATTGCCTGATATTGGAGTGATTCTTGCCCAGCACTTAGTAACATCTGACCATGTAGGATTAGGTAATATCTCATTAGCATCATTTACCTGGTTCTCTCGCTTCTGTAATTGCAAGCGATGAATCATCTCGCCTCTAATAGTCATTATTTATTATTACCTTATCTGATAATGTTAGGAACAAATTGAGCACTACCAGTGATGGCTATTGGTGTATGTACTCTATAACTACCTAATATTTGCATTGCTACTTTATTTTGTTTCAAGTCGCCAACTATTTTACCATCTTCTTGATATTCTCTGTGACTCCATAAATCATTAACAAAATGCATCATTGCAAATTTAAGAGTTTGTGGCACTCCTTGAGTAGATTGACCAACTGGCCAGCCTTCATAGCCTGCATTAAATTCTATGCTAACGCTGTTTAATGTTTCTTCACGTAATACTGGGTAACTGTAGTTTTTGTCTATCTCTACAATTCCTCTGTGCTGTGATTCTGTGTGAATAATGTAATTGCTTGGATCTACTGTTTGTTCGTTACCATCCTGATCTATATACTTAATCGCTGTTACAGATTGTAGTGGTGGTTTACTTAAAAGAAAACAGCGAGACAAAGGCCATTTATCAAAATACTGGATGTAGCTAGCCGTATTTAATTGATGTTCTGTAATAGCCTCTGTCTGCTCTCTAGCAACTGCAATAAGAGCATCAAATAATGTATCCTCATCTGTACCCTCTTCCCAGCGAGCATATAAAATTGCCTCTGATCTGGTTACAGGCTCTGATGTAGGTGCTACTGTTTGTATTAATCCTGCCATTATTAAAATGCTCCTATTGCTTACTCATTGCTATTGCTTAAGAAATTGTACGACGTACAATCTCATCCGCTACTGTTGCTGATGGTACATTATCCTCATCAGTCTGATAAGTAGTGATTAGCTCGCCACTAGCAAAGCTAGTACCAGCAATTACAATCTCTAGTCCGATAAACGTAAAACCATTATCTAGGTCTAGTAAATCAAACATCTCATCTTGTTGTAGCTCAATTTCTGCATATTGATCAGCACTGGTAATCTGTGTGATTGCCTTAGGTGTAGTCAATGCCTTAGATCCAGTACCAGCTAAATCTTGAGCTTGAACTAATTGAGCATCAACAGATGTACCGACTGCGCCAGTGTTAATTTTAGCAAGAAACTCCTGTGCGCCTGATGCTGATACATACTCAGAATTAAGAGTACCAGAAGATGCAACAGTAGTACGTGCGATTGTAACACAATTATTACTAATTCTTGGTAACATAATTTATTTACCTCCTATATTAAGCTTGGGTTGCATCTAGCAATACGAAGTGTGATAGATCCTCGCCACCCTCACGTGGAGTGTATGGGTTAGAGAATGCAGGACGACCACCATATTGAGCCAACCAACGGAAAGCACGAGCATCAGCATCAAAATAGAAGTGAATGCTTGTAGCAAAACGAATACCGCTAGTATGATTAGCAAAAATATAACCATCAGGATTAACAAGCGATAAATCACCAGTAATACCTAATGCTGGCATATCTTCAGATACAACCAATGGACGACCATTTAGAGTACCGTGCATCATAGAGCCAGTAATACCATCATTACGGTTAGCTTTCCAAATCAAAGCACCACTATTATCAGTTAGATTCATTAACTGAGCAAGTGCAGATTGATTAGTGAAGTATAGGCCATTGCTGCTACCATTGCGCTTATACTGCTTTTCCATATTAGAAATATCACCATAGACAATCTCGCCAGTAGTAATACGGTTTACTGTAACTTTGGCAGTATTTTGTGCTGATGTGAATCCAATAGGCATTTGAGTGCCAGTACCTGCAATGATATCTTGTACCTTTTGAACTTCAATAGTCTCAGGTGCACGACTCATATAGCGAGATTCTAACATTGGTACATTCTGTAGATCCTCTTCAGTAATCTTTGAGAAAATACCTACTTTATGAATACGGAAACGCTCTAGCTTATTGCTAAAGTTTTGTGGTGCTAGTGTTCCACCCTCAGATACTCGTGTAACTGTTAAGCCGTCGACATTATAAGTATCTTCATTGATAAAGTAGTCTACTTCTTTGCGATTAGTAGAGATAGGAGAAAATGCATCCATTACTTCAGATACGCCCTCACCTTGACCATACTCACGAATACCAGGCAGTAAGTCAGGTAGAATCTCTAAACCATCAGTAAGAGTTGATGCAGTACCAGCTGCATGATGAATGCTTTGAGCATCACAATAATGCTTATAACGTCTTTTTTTGAAACCATCAGCACTATCATTTAGCTGTACGCCGTATAGCTCCTGATTGATATGGTCAAGTGCTAGCTCACCTGCTGATGAGTAACCCATATTTTCCATAGTAGCAAAACCTTCAGTCATACCAGTTACATGGCTAGTACCTTGTTGTGGTGCTACCTTAGGCGCTGGTGTAGTTGCTAGGTTTGCTAGTTCTTCTTGCTCTTGGCGAGCACTTTCTTGAGCTTCTAATTGCTCAATTTTTGCCGTTAGTCTAGCTTTAGACTTTTTTAAAGAATCCCAGTTATCAGCATTAAACTCAGGAGAATCAATATCGACTCCATTCATCTCAGCCTTGACTGCGATTAACTCATCTTTAGCTTGTAAGATTTCGTTATTCACTTTTTAACCTCATTATTTTACTATTAAAAACAAAAAAAGACCTGCAAAAATACGCTTAGTGTATCTTTGGGTCTCTGCCTCTTGTTCACCACAAACAATTGTTATAGATAATAGTATGTTTTACTTGTTTTATTCAATTGTCTTTAACAGCTAATGCGGTCTCTGCCTGCTGACGCTGTTATAAATTACAGTGAGAATATAAGCAACTGTTATATTAATTGCAAACGATTCGCATATAACAATTGCTTATACGTATATACTATTGTAGATTAACGGATACCGCTAGCAACCTCTAACATAGCTCTAACATCACGCTCACTACGTATGCCATCAATTAAGCCATTAGTAATAGCTTCATCAGCAAAGAATGTACGACCATCATTGACATCAGCCATATTAATGTTAGGTCTAGAACGTAATATACTTTGCTCAAAATAACTTTGTAATTTATCTACCATCTCTTGTAATAAGTCTTTTTGTCCTTGAGTAATTTCCACCCCTGGAGCACCAATAGCTTTATTATCACCTGTTGTAATTACCACTGGCTTTATTCCTGCCATACGTGCCTGCTCACTGCTATCATTAATTATAAGCTTAGTACCAATACTACCTATTTGATCAGTGCGGTTATTAGCAAAAATTCTAGTGGCTTGACTAGTTAAATAATAACCAGCACTACCATTAGTACCTTGTACATGTGCATAAACTGGTTTCATGGCTGATAACTCATCGATCATTTTAGCAGTCTCATCAATACCACTTGCACTACCACCAGGTGAATTAACAGGCATAAATACACCTTTAATATTATCATCTACCATCGCTGTACGTACAGCTTGATTAATCTCGTTAGTATTAGTACCGCCAATCATATCCATTAAAAAGCCACCTTTAGCCATTAATGCGCCACGTACTGGTATAGTTGCAATACCTTGCTTATTAACACTCATTAATGGTTGACGCTCGTTAGCTGGTGGTAAATCTATTGTATTAATAAATTGCTCAATATTATCCACCTGTAAAAAACGTTTTAATGGCTCTAATAAATAGAGCTGGCTAGGATCATAAAATAAACAGCCATCAAACATATAAACATTATCTAAATCCATTGTAAAATACTCCTGTTCTTTCTATTAGTTTATTTAAGTTAAAAATAATAGCAGGGACACAAAATGTCCCTACTACCTCTGAGCAATTAAGCTAAGAGAGGAAATTATATCTATGTTGTCTCACTTAATGATATTTGATAAGTCTCAAATGCTGCATCTAGATCATCATTGGTAATTGTAACAGCGCTATGCAATAACAAAGTGAATCCTGGTGATTTAGTTAAAGTAGTAATAGTACGTGCTAATGCTGATTGTATAGTATCTAATGTACCACCTCTACCAGTATATGCTGTTATAGTACCTATTGTATTACTGATGCATGTACCATCTGTTTGTGTTATTGATGTTACTGCTGAACTACCTCTTAATGTTAATACACCACTAGCTAATACTATTGTACCTTGAGCCTCTTGTATCTCCGTTGTTCCTGATAATTGACTAAAATTAGTATATGTACAGCCTTTGCCAATAGTAACACTATTACAATTGACAACATTAATATCGCCTACTGTACCAGTTGCATCATCCTCATCTACAATACTAACATTGCTTGTACTTCCATTTATTTGTATATCAGTACTAGCACTATTAGCTTTTATACGCAGTGGACTAAAATTAGTATCCGCTCCTGTTGTTGGAGTGCTAAAGACATCTACTATTGAGGCATTAGTACCTAAATCTAAATTAATGCGCTGAGATCCATTACCAGCCTCACCACCTACTATAACATTATCAGCACCTATTTGTAAAAATGTTGTATTATCGCCAATAGTACCCTCAAAGCCAGCTGTAATTGTTAAGCTGTCTAATGTTATTGCTGATTGATCAATATTAGCTAATACTTGTACTGGTGCTGATAGATGATTAAAATATACATTATCGCCATTTACAGGGACGCTACCTGTTGACCAGTTATCTGTTTGATCCCAATCACTAGTATCTGTTACTGATGTTCCTAAAAATATAATATCTGCCATTGTTATTATCCTCCCTTAACTGCTGACACCAATTAAATCTATTGATATTATTGCTTCATTTACAGCATCATCATTAGTTAATACTATTGTATCTGATGCACCAACACTTTTAATATCACGATTAGTACTAATATGATAATGATCTGTAGGCCCCATTGTATAACTAAATGTCCCACCTGATGCACATACTGTATCTAAAAAAGTACCTGTTAGTGTGGCTGTTGATGCTTGACTATCACCGCTATGCTGTACACGCACTAAACCAATACTAGCAAAGCTTGTTAAATTACCAAATAGATCTCTTATGCTAGCATCATCTAGTGTAATTTGTGTACTAACTGATGCTGACAATGTGTATTCTATTGAATAAAAAGCATTAGCTTCACCAACACCTGAACCAAAGCTATAAGATTGATTAACTGGCTGATTTAAGTTAATACGTGGCTCATTATAGTTATCATCGCCAATACGTATAGAGATACGAGCACTAGCAGTACCATTTAATCTATCTATAGACATTGTATTATCTCCTAATTATTTCTTTTTCTTAGCACTAGTAGCTTTCTTTTTAGCTGGTGCTTTCTTTTTAGCTGGTTTAGACTCTGTTTTTACTTCAGTCTTAGCTTTAGGTTTAGGCTTTGGTTTAGATAGTTTTAAGTCGCTTGGATGATGACCACATAATTGATAACAACTATGGACGCCATCGCCTACTACAAACTGATTTTTACCTAGATTGGTAAAACTAACCTTCTCGCCATCCCCAGGAATAGCAGAACCATGTATATGATTTATTTCTTCAGACATAATTTAACCTTTCTTTTCGATGTCAATATAATAATTTTTGCCTAAAACTCTGATAGAGATATAATAAAACAAAATAACAAATCTAGCAAAAAATCTCATCAATGGATTAGGCAATAGCTTCCATTTCTTAGATTCTACTAATGCCATACAATCGTATAAAAATGTTAAATCTGCTACTCGCTTATTTAAGCCTAAAGCGTACGACTTATCATGGTTATATGCTGGATAATTAAGATCAATGCCAAGCGGTTTTCTAGGAATTAATAGGCTATACCATTTACCTTGAGGCCCAACATAATTATTTTTAACATCATACCTCATATATCTTCCATTAAATTAATAATATCAGCTTTTACTAAATCTATTCTCTCTTGAGTAATCCAATATTCAGGTGCACTAGGATCTTGATCGACCTCTAAGTCATTTAGTGAATCAAGCGCATTGGTTAAACTTCCAACATTTAAGAAATCAAGAATATGTCTGGCTTTATTTGTTACATGTTTAGACTGTATAAGATTTATTCCATCAATATTATTTCTTCCCATGAATCTATCTATTACTTTTTGACCTATTGGCTTATAAACTTTCTCTATTAAACAAGAGACATAATAAGCATTCGTTTGTGTCTCGTTCCATTTTTCATCAATAAACTCTTGATAAGTTTTATTGTATAGATCATTAAATATTACATCTAAGTCAATATCCCACGCATCAACCATATCACTAATATGAGTATTAAGACCTGTTTTATTATGTACATATGAAAATACATAATATGGTGGAAGCTTTGCTTGTATCTCAAGTGCCTCCTCATCTGATATATAAACCTTCATTTACCCTACCTTTGCTATATCTAATACATTTTCACCAGGTACTAAACTGGCATTCCCTGAATTACTACTTACTCTTTGCAATCTTACTTGTAAAACATCACCAACTGATAAATAGTCTTTATAAAACAAATCAAACTGCGTAAAATTTGAGCCAGTATTAGCTCTAATATAGCCATCCTTAAATGTTTGTACTGCTTGACCATTAAGATACAAAATGATATTACCTGTATATCTATAATTGCCAGTCGTACCCGTTACGCTTATCTTAGATTTAATCGCATACTTGCCATCTTCATTTATTATAAAATCTTCGTTATTAACTTGTTTAGATACTACATTTTCTTGAAAGCGAGTATTTTCAAAGATTATAGTCGTTGTGCTTGTGCTATCTACGTTTTGAGCTAATGATGTAAAATAGTTACCACCTTTTTCAGATGAATTAACATTTAATAAATTTATTTCAAGATTCCATGAGCCAGCGATTTTGCTGTAAACATTGCCTGTATCTCTATCTGTGTATTGATCACCGTCATTACCTAAGCTATTTGCAGGAGATCCAGAGCCAAACCTAAATTGAGCAATGCCATCTTGACCATTATCGCCTTGATCGCCTTTTTCTCCTGGTGGCCCAGAAAATGCTGAGACATCAATCTCATACTCGATATAAATTGTAGCTGTATAGCTTCCACCATTACCATTAGCTGTCTGGTTAATGTTTATATAATCATTCGAACTAACAAGTAAATCCAGATCGCTCAAATCAATTACTGATGTTTGCCCGTTGTGTATTAAGTTATTAGCAATTGGGCTATTGTTAACTCTTATCTGGTAACTTGCATTTGTAGCAACGGCTGATGAGCTAATAACTAATGAGTGAAATTTTCCTTCTTGAGCCATGCCAGCGCCCATTGTTCCAGTAGTTGAACCATTACCCCATGACATTTTAGCATTAGAAGAAGAGTTTCTTTCGCATACATAAGGGATCAATACCTTAATTACATCCTCTTTTACTTCTGGTAATGGTGGATCAATATAAGATGCTATTAAAGTATCTAAAATATCACTATAGGTATTTTCTGAGCCTTGAGGAATGTCATCAAAAATAAAATTGATAACATCCCCTGAGGTCGCTAAAGAATTGAAATCTACCCCTATAACTGCATCACTCAAACAAAGTACATTTAAGTCTGAGTAATTGTTAAATACAGCTTGTTTTGTTATTATTGGCAATTCTTAATCCCTTTTATTATTGTTGTGGAATATCCTTGAAATCATCAGCTGAACCATTTTTCAATTCTCCACCTGTTAAGGTACTTTTTTCATCTGTAACATCTGGGTAAGTATCTTCACCTAGTTTACAGTAAAAAGTTAAGTCGTCATAAAATTCTGCACTAGTAAAAAATGCATCAGGATTCTCTGGATCTACTGATTGATTTTGAAAATACTCTTCAATAAATGGGCCTGTGAATTTTATATCGCTGCCGATTAAGTTATTTACACCACCATTCCAATTAATTCCGCTAAAATAAGCACCACCAACACCACTAAAAGAATCGCCAATTTTTAAGCCTCCTGCAATATCTTGACCATCAATCATTGTTTGAGGAATAGCTAAATTAGCTCTCATAGCATAAGATCCTGTAGATGGTTCACCTAAATAATACTTAAGTCTTTTTGTTGTTGAGCAATAAACAAATAATATACGGCTAAAATCACCAGGTGCATACCAAGTATTTGCTTGTGCTCTTTTATCTGTATTAAATAAATCATCATCACTAGTAACATATAAGCCCCAGTTAGTAGCACCTGCTTGAGCTTGTAGAGTTATTTGAACACCGCCACGACTAAACAAAGTCATTTTTGTAGATGACGCTGGGCCTGTGACACCGACTAAAGTAATTCCTATTGTCCAGTCTTGAGTAAAATCAAGTACAGCATCCGCATTATCAAACTCAATAAAATCATTTACACCATCTAAATCAATATATCTATTACTTTGATTACCTGCTGACCCAAATTCAGAGATTGGAACAAAATCCTCTATGTCAAATGACCAAAACTGAATGGCTTGCTCTTCTCCTGCAATTAATACTGTATTTAATTGTCCAGGTGTTGGAACATAGTCGCCAGTTTCTACTGATTGAGTTGCATCTAATTTACTTTGGAATAACCTCTCAAAGCTGTTGAACTCATTACCCTTACCTCTCAAAGATAATTTATTTAATCCTAATGTGTCTAATACTGCCATAATTAACCCACTTTCAACTGATTTACAAAAATAGCGCCTTTTACTAGCCCATCTTGTAGTATTGAGCGCTTTCGTTTTCGTCATATACAAAAGAAATATTTAACTCTCTCACATATGCCGTTCTACCGTCATATAAATTTTTAATTGTTTCAAGATCTGCTTTAGTCTCTACGCTTGTTACCTCATTAGGACTTGCCCAATCATCAGAAGTACCAACTAGTTCTTCACTTGCTCGCCTAAAATGTAAAGACTTCATGACATCATCAAGATCTATTATTGCTTGTGGATCTTCTTCGGGATCATCCCATTCAACATAAATAGGTGCAGTACCTGAACTAATAGAAACAATCTCACCTGAGATCATATCACTTAATTGTTTTTTTATTTTATCTGTTCCAAGATCTTGCACATATAGAAAAGTTTTAATAGGCATTATACAA